AAATATCTGTTGATTTCTTTGCACCGGAAGGGGAAGTAAAAGCAAACCGCATATTATATTTTTTAGCTGATGGGGACTTATCGAAACTCGATAGCATAAAAAAGAAACCGGTCTCACTTGTTTATGAGTATTACTACTTAAAAAGAATTGAGAACCTAAATAAAAAATTGATAGATCTTGAACAAATTAAAAAAGCGGAAAACTAACCATGGCTGACAAAGAAATAAAAATAAAACTCTCTATTGACGGAAAGGAAGTTACCGCTTCAATTACCAACGCCGATGAACTTCTTAAGAAATTAAAGACCACCGCCACCGATACCAAGAAAGCTTTTGCGGAATGGGGAATGATCGTTACCGGAATTAACCAGGGCATCCAGATCGTTAGCCAAACATTCAGCGCGCTTAAAGAATCGATGATGATGGGCGCAGAGCTGGAAGTTTTACGTGCAAACTTTAAAGGTACTGCAGAAGATATGGAATTGTTCCGCAAAGCAACCGCGGGAACGGTTAAAGAAGGAACTCTCATTCAACTATCAAATCAAGCGACCGGGCTTGGTATTAGCATGAAACAGCAAGCATTATTATTTAATGTTGCTGAAGATGCTGCAGACTCTTTGGGCGGTACGGTAGAAGAAAATTTTCGTGCAATGGTTTTTTCAACTGAAGGTTTAACCAAAGCATTAAAAGCATTGGGAATTCAAAAAGGTGTTTATGAAACGGTATTGGACAAACTCGCTGCGGCTGAAGGAGATAAGCTTGAAAATTTTGATGATGAAGCTCAAAAACTTCTGAGGATAAATGCGCTGTTGGAAGTTACCGGCGTTAAAATGTCTGATGTTACCGGCAAAACAAAAGATAATGCTGATAAGTTGGAGTCTCTCGGAGTAAGAGCGGAAGAAGCGGAAGCGAGATTGGGGAAGATGTTGAATAATGCACTAATACCTGTGTATGATGTTTTAGAGGAAACGGGATTTGTTGGTGATACAGTAATAACCACATTTGGCGAAATAGGACAAGCCGCAACCATAGCATCCCCTTTAGTAAGTCTATTTGCCGCCTCATTAACAGCTGTGCAAGCATCGGCGATAAGAGCTTATGCTGCATTACTACCTTTAGTTAGTTTGGCCGTTGGACTGGGCGTTGGTACCGGAATGGCGCTTGATTATTTTGGAAGACCGGGAAGTAAAGGCGGTGTTGCAAATGGTGAAGGTGTTGGAGTTGGAGATAAAGGGAAAGCGAACGATCCCTCAGTAAATGCTTTGTTCAATTCCGGACAAATGACTTATATCAAAGATGGAAAGTTTGTTACTGTTGATGTAACTCCCGATCTGCCACCATTAGGGAAAAAAGGGAAAGCGGAAAAACCGAAGAAAGGTAAAAAATTAACTCCATACGAAAAACTTCGTCTCGAAATGGACATTGCAAGAGAAAATTTAGAATGGGCACTTGCACAATCAAGAGCAAATAAAGAAACGTTCGACGACATACTTAAAAATGCTCCTCCGAAATATACCGGAACTTTAGGAGGGGTTGAAGTTCCGGACAAGCCGGGTGCAATTGGAATGGATTCTTCAAATAAAACTTTTACCGATATGACCGGGCAAACAAGAGCATTAAGCTTTTGGGTTTATTCTGCAAACATTGGATTCCAAACATTAGGGAGGACTATGAGCAATGCTTTTTCAAAAGCAATGTCTCAGATAAAAGGTGTCAATTCTTTATTGGAAATATTTCTTGTTGATGTTGGTGAAGCAATAGGACAACTTTTAATAATGCAAACCATTAAAGGATTGTTTACTTTAGCTTTTCCGGCTCAAGGTGTAGCAAGTAGTTTTATGACTGGATTTACTGCTCTTGCTGATGGTGGTATTGCAACCAGACCAACGTTTGCCATGATCGGCGAAGCGGGACCGGAAGCGGTTATTCCGTTAAGAAATTTACCGAGCTTTGCACCGCAAACCGTTAAGGTTCAATTTGCGCCGGTTGAGATGAAGCAAAGAGGCATGGATATGCGCGGATCAATTAACGCAACTGAACGTTATTTAACCCGGAACAGATAATGAATTACCGCATTTATCAATTTACCGTAAAGGTTGCATCGGGCACGTATGTTATTCAATTAAAGATTGAAGATGCCACACTTGATAATGCCACAGTTACCGATCCTTCAACCGCCGGTTTATTTGTTACAGATCCCGGAATGGTGGAAGAAGATTTCAATATTGATGAAAACTTTTTTATGATCGGAGAATATGAGATACACATTTATGATAAAGACATTGTTTTATATCCATTGATAAGCAGCAACCTTGCAAACGCGGAAAGAATTACCTTAACCGTTACCCGTAATACGGCAGATTTTTATAAAGGTTTTCTTGTTCCGGAATATTTTGGAGAGCAAAACCAGTACACAAAGAAAGATATTACGCTTCGCTTTGCGCCGATAATGGAAATGCTGAATAAAACTTATACAAAGAACCATGTGACCAACGAAAATTATGCCGGTCAAGAATTATTGTGGAGTGATACTGCTTCAATTACCGGAGATACTATTGCGGATCACATTGAAAGAAGGATTAGAAACGGAGTTATTACACTTGAACAATTTTTCTCCCGTGTGATTAAAAAAATAGTGAACTCGAATTTTAATTATCTAACTGATCTGGATATTTTTTCTGAAGATGATTACATGACTCTGTTCGATGCTAATCCTTGGTCTGCAAACGAAGAGGTATTAAATTTTTTGTATTACGCAAAATCAACTTTAGATGTTGACAATATTTTTAACCCGGTCGGGACTTACAATATTACACTCGTTGATTCGATGAGAGGAATAAAGCTTGATGTAAACAACGCCCTTTACAAAAATAGTAGTGGAGTTTATCGATATGATAGTTATGCTGATTTTATCAAAGCATTGGGAACATTTTTAGGCGGGGCATTCGGCATGCTCGATTCGGACAAAGTGGTATTTATACCTTATGATTATGCCGATTTAGCAAATCTTGACAAAGAAGTGATCGATCCTATTAATCTTAGAAAAGGCGGAAAAAATGTTACGGTTGAAACTTCACCCTACAAAGGTGTTAAACTTGTTGACTCCGACGGGACGCAATTATATTTAAGCACCGGCGCAGAGGTTTACCTTGATAAAGATTTGAAAGTTATTACTGTTGATAAGATGTTTTACATTCTAAATTTCTATAAAAAAGTAAATCGGTTTGATGTTGATGCACTTGAAGTTGCCGATGACTTTTGGAAATATTTAAGATATGATGGGAATGGAAGTGTTGAAGGTTATAAAGGTGATGGTGTTAAACCTCTCTATAGTTTGTATGGTATCTATTCAAATGTTTCTCCTTGGGATGGATATACAGCGGCAACAGCATCGTATGATTTTGTAACTCAATTAGGCGCTGCCCCAACGGATGATACAACTTATTGGGATCAATTAGGATTGTATTATCATAATTTTTATTGCAGTAAGAAATATTCTATACGGCACGTGATAGAAGCTGAGGGGATAGATTATGCTTTGAACAAATTAAAAGAACTTGAAAGCAAGTATTATAAACCGATTAATATCAAGAAATATCTTGGTGGAAATTATAGCGAAATTACCGGTATTGAAGTTGAATAACTATTTCAAAAAATATCTTAAGTAAAAGAAAAGACTAATAATAAGGCTAAAAAGCTGGTATAATCCTCCTTACAAGCAGAGGGTCGGAGGTTCGACTCCTTCAGCCCCCACAGTATTAAAGCCTTATAAGCAAATAACTTATAAGGCTTTATCATTTTAAAGATTTTGGGGTATAGTGTCTAATTGTGTCTATCTCAATCCAGAATCTATCTCAAATCTATCTTAGATAATTTAAGTTTTTGGTTGATGCTTTCCCGCGCTTTGTCTATGTTTTTTCTTAGGTAATATTGTTCGGTTGTACTGTAGCGTTTATGCCGCATAAATTGTTGAAGGAAATAAGAGTCAACTCCGATTTCGGCTAATTCGGTTCCGCGGGTTTTGCGGAGTTGATGGATGGCATAATCTAATCCAAGTGAATCCATCAAACGCCGCCAGAGTGATTTTAACGCTTCGTACGACACGTTAAATGTTTTTCCGGCTTCCGGTTTATCCATTGTTAAAAGATGCGCTTCAAGGTCTTCTATCATCGGAATGGAATCTGTTCTACTTCCTTTCGAGTTTCTGATGTGCAAAATTTTCATTCTGAAATCATAATCTTCTACACACGATTCGGTTATTTCCCCTTTGCGGAAAGCTCCAAGATATTTAAGACGGATAAGATCGTAATTGCGTTGATTAGTTTCTTTCAACTTATTAAAAATAAGCTGTAGATGATGCGGCGGGATTATCTCTACTTCTTTTTGCTGATATTTTACCCGCTCAATTATGTTATTGTTTACAAATTTTAGTTTAACAAGCCAGTTGAAAAACGTGCTTAACTGTTTTGTGTAACTTGCTTTTGAATTAATTGATAATTTTTTTTCTTTTAATGTGATGATTTCCTTGAGATCGTTTTTACCTTTTAGTTTATGGATATGATCGTTAAAATAGTTTGTGATCATTAATCCGTCTATGTAGCTCAACCGGTACAAGTGTTTGTCGCCGATAGCTTGTATTAAATGGGCGAAAGGTATTTTGAAAGATTCGGCTGTTTTAGCTTTGTAGTTTTTGTTGGTAAGGAACATTTTGAAAGCTTCGCTTAATTTCATTCTGCTTTGATTAAGCGGGATCAAATTAGAATCTTGAATATGAAGCCGTTCTTTTGCGCTCCGGTCTTTAGCTTTTTTTCTTGCTTCAGCTTCAATCCTTGTACCGGTAGAAACAGTTTTAAGATGTCTGGAAACTTTGTCGTAATACCCGATGCGCCAGGTTTTACTATTCTTTGGTTTGTATGCAAAAGCCATTATTTTTTTTGTTCAAATTTAAGTTTGCCGTTCTCTTTGGTAACAACTAATTTAATTTTCTTTTCGATCTTAACTGTACTGGAGCCGTCAGACTTTTCTGTTTTGATGAAAGTGATCTTGGCTTTAGGTTTCATTTCTTCCTCTATAATTTATTTTTGTTATCACTTTTGTTCATTTCTTTTCGTTCAGCTTCAAATTTTTTGCTGTAATAAAAAGCCAAAAAAGAAACAGTAAAATTATCACCGGAGAGTTGAAGATATATTTCTGTTGAAGGTAAATCCCAGTATGTTGAATAGTAAACATAGCCCATTAATAAAGCTGTATCATGGAAAGCCGGGTTATCTCGGTAGATGTCATTTTGCCAAATCACTTTATCAGTAACGGGCATCGTGTATTTATTAATTAATTGGTTTTTGATTTGGTTGTAATCATTGCGCCAAGCAACTCCGCTGGTATGAGTCTGATTAAATTTTAAAGAAGCTTCAATAAGTTTATCTTTAAAGAAAGAATATCTTATTCCAACTGGCATGTCTAAAATAGTATCGCGATAACCAAGCATTGATGTATCATTCCATTCCGGTTGTTTTGTTTCGCTTGCCAATACTTCCGATCGTGACATTCCCCAATTTACATTTCTAAAATCGGGTGGAAGTTTTTCTTTTTTTACAGCCGTTTCTTTTGCAACTTCTTTATCATTGGTGGGTTTATCTCCCTTGCATGATGTAAAAAAAATGCTGAGGGTGAATAGGCAAAGGGTTAGAATTAAAGTTTTCATATTCGCTCCAATTAAAAATTATATAATAATGAAAGGGATGTTGGAGTTGCTTTTATTTCTACTGTTTCTAATGCGATTACGATTGAAACAATACAGATTAACGAAGAAGTAAGAGCAATTATTGTTTTTGTGCCATTTTGTTTTTCTAAATCTTTAGTAGAAAGCTTTAACTTTTTAAAGTTATCAATAGTTTCGGTAAGGTTTGATGACTGTTGAAAATTATCAATTGCATATAAACCACTTAAAAGACTCAATAAAATAAAATTGATGTTCGGCTGTATGGTTTTTGGCTCATTCGTTTTTGGTTTATAGGCAAATGGTCCTATTACTGTTGGTTCGGTTAATGTTACGCCTTTGTAAATTAAGGATGAAGCAACTTTTGGATCGTAAGGAAGTTCTTCTATTTTTAGAATATCGTTTGGAGCTACTGAAGCTCTTGCCCCGTTGTAATTAAAGATTACAGCGAAATCATTTTTAGAAACAATCTTAACGTTAAGATAAATAGTCCCATCTTTCATGTGGATATTATCAGCAAAGGCGCTGAGGGTGAATAGGCATAGGGCAAAGATCAAAGTTTTCATGTACGCTCCGTTTAGTTTGTTATCCTTTTATCTTGTTATTCTTTTCAAGTTTATCATTAACCGAATTAAGCTGCAACACTTCCCCCCGCAATAGCGCTTCCGACTTCATCAATTCTGTGTTTTCTTTTTCTAACTTTTCGTTATTGACCATTAAGATATAATTGTGCGCTTGAAGTTCCTGCACAACTTTTTTCAGTTCTTCAATCTCCGAGTGTATCCCGGCAAGCTCCGCTTTATACTCCACGCTTTGTTCCCTCACTTTAGAAACACCATCCTTCCCTAACAAAAGATAATTTATGTCGCAGCCTAATTCGGCAAGTTTGGTTAATAAAATTCCACCGGGAATACTTGAGCCTAAAAGATATACTTGCAAAGCTTGAGGCTTCATATGCAAATCTCTTGCTAGGGCGGAGTTATTCCCTAAATATTTTTTATCGATAAATTCTTTGATTCTGGTTGAAATTGACATCTTTTTAAGTTATTAATAAATATTTATTAAATTTCTCTTGACATTCTTAATAAAATTTTATTATATTTGCACCGTAAACAAAGTAACTTTATAAACATAAGTAAAAACAATGAGCATTAATTATTCCGATTCCGAAGATCAGTTAAAAAATCTTCCGCCCAAAGATCAAATAAATATTGATTTAAAGGCTGGTCTTCAAGTTCTAAGAAACCGTCTCCAAGCGAACGCAAACGCTGCTCAACAAAAAGAAAATAACGAAACAGCAAAAGCTGAAGGGTTGGATTCAACTTCTCAAAAACAGCGCGACATTGATAAGGCTTGGGATGAAGAGACACAATTAGCGCGAACGTTTCTGAAAATTCTTGCCGCAAGCTTAAAGAGAGTTCTCGGATGTTCTGGCTCTCAAAATGCTGCCGATGGGCTTCCATCATGTCAATAGATTTTTCGCTATACAAATTTTGTGTAAAAATGACAACTGACTTTAACAGATCAGATGCTTTAACTAAAGACATAAACAATTCCTTTCAATTAATTAACGAAACTTTATAAACATAAGTAAAAACAAGGTACTACCATGGAAGAAAACAAATTACATAGTATCGTAAAACCGGAAACGGGTGATGTAATTATCAGAAAAACAGCCAGCGGCGGTTTTCGTGTTATTCATCTCACTTCGGCCGGCTTAACAACAAGAATATCACGCAGCCTTAAAGGCGCTCTTATTCTTGCTGAAACATGGCTAGATAACCGTGAATTAACCATGGTTGAAATTGAAAAACTTTACGCTACTTATGATCATCTTCTTCAAGAAGTCGGATCATGATTAAGTCTTCGCCTTTCCGTTTCACATCGGCAAACACTAAACGTTTCCCTTGCTGTGTCCAGCCAAAGATAACTTTAGTATCCGGTTTATCTTTCCAGAGTTTTAACTCATCGAACAATTCACCTAATGAAATTGAAAATTTTTCATCATTCATAAACAACTCCTTTCAATTAATTAACAAACTTTATAAACATAAGTAAAAACAGAGCAAAAAAATGACAATTGAGCAATTAAAAAAAGACGAACAAATTGTTAATCAAATTGTTTCTTTAGTCGCCGGCAGAACTTACAAAGAAGCTCACTCAATCATTTTCCAATCACTTTCCAAAATTGAATCTACCGCAACATTACCGGCAGTTTCAGAAATCAAAGCCTTTAAAGAAGGCTGGGATGCCGGGATAGCGGAGAAATAAATGCAATTCATAAAAACTTATTTAGAAAATCTGCTTTCATCTCTTGGAAAATTGTTTCTGCTTCCTTATCAATTTCATTTTTCTTTATGGAATTTGAAATGATTAACCTTTCTAACGCTTTAAAACGTGCATCAGCTTTTAACATTTTAATAACGAGCCAACCAATTATTTTGGTTTTACTTTCCGGCGTTAGTTCTACATCTTCAAACAAATCACGATCACTCATAAACGTTCCCTTTTTGGTAGTTACAAAAGTAACAAAATATTTTAATCAAAGTAAAGCAATAGGCAAACAAAATGGATAAGACAAATGACAGATGGGTTAGAGTTCTTCTCCCGGAAAAACTCCACCAGGATGTTAAGATCTTAACGATCACCGAGAAGAAACCAAACGGCGAAAAGAAACGGCTTGATGAAGTGATCATTGAACTTTTAGAAACTGGACTTAAAAGTAAAGCCGCATAAATGAAAAGTTGCGTTTTTACCGTCACTTTAACGCTAAGTAGGGAATAAGCAATGAAATTTGAAAAAGCTGTGGATGAATGCCGCCGAACGGTGGTTTTGAACGAAGAAAACTTTGAAAACGCCGTCAAGTTCGCGCAAACCGTTGGATGTTCTGTTGATGATTTCATAAACGAAACTCTTTCCTTTGTTGAGTTTGAAGTTAAGACAATTTCCTTTTCTCCCAACAAACCTAAAGCGGGTAAAATTGAAATGCTTTACAAAAGAGTGAAAAATATTCTATTACGTGAAAGGATTTCCCACAAATGACACCGCAAGAAGAAGTTAAGCGCATACTTTTTGAGAATGAGAAAACCAAAACTTGGCTTGCTAACCGGCTCGGAATCTCGAAAGAGGATCTGTCCTATCAACTGAACCGGAGTAAAAACTATTCCGCCGATCTCCACAACCGTATTATAAACATCCTGAAGAAAGAAGGATTCATCACGAATTCCACGGAGAAATGTGAGTTTTTGATTAAACAAACGCTGCAGATTGACAGCGTTGTAGGGACCAGCTTAACGATGCTGAACAGCGCGGTTGAAAAATTTACTAAAGATAACGTGCTCGATTTCCGGGAGATGAAACGCCTCTTTGAAATGGTTGAAAAAATAAGAGACGGCGTTAATGGATCGCTGGATGACATTGAACAAATCTTAAACGGAAAAGCATAATGTACTGCGATGTAAAAGAACTCGACCATTATTTACTGACCATCCCGGAAGCGGTGGCAATGTTCCGCATGAGCCGCCCGAAGTTCATTCAGCAGTACATAACCAGCGGTAAAATAATGCTTACGGTTCTGGAAGACGGAAGGAAGATGATCCTTCATGCAGAGTTAAAAAAATATTTGGGAATGCAGCAAAGAGTTTACACAAATGAAAGGGTGCAGTTATGAACAGTTTCCCGTTATCTGAAATTTTAGGCATAGTGATCCTCTATCTGATTGTACTTAACATTTTAATTTTAGTGAGGTTCAAACATGCAATAGACCTTCTTAAGAAAGAACGGATCGCAAAAGTAACTTTAACCACCGCGCACGATGAAATTAAGAACTTGCATTTTGAGCTTGATGCCACACGCGAAGCCCACGAACAGACCTATAAAGAACGGTTTGAGGAAGGATTCAAAGCCGGTGAACTTGAACAAAAAGCGAAGGTTCCGGTTTTCCCGAAACAATATTTGACTGATGAATTAATGCAGATCCATCTGATGAAACGAGAAGCCGTATGAAAGCAGAATTAGGGATTAGGAATTACGAATTGAACCCGCCTCTGGCGGGAGGAAATCTTGAAGAAGAAAAACAAGCTTGCGAATCTTACGAAGCGGCGATGAGTTATGACTGCAGAATTTGTAAAGATGAAAATTGCAAGTTCAGAAAAGGGACTGCCGGTCCGTTATCAATTTCAGCTTTACTTTTAATCGTTTCAATATTGGCAGTGTTATTCGGCGGGTTGGTAATTGATCTTTTCATGTTCATTTATCTGATGATCTTTTAATGCTCTACAAAATTGAGACCAAAGGAATTGACCGGATTGTAATTGCAAAAATAGATGCAAAGCTATTTGAAGCTGTGCAGAAATTAACCGGCTCTCTCCCGATCTATCTTTTAACCGATAAAGGGAAAAAGAAGATCGACTTATCATTTGAAACAATGCAAGCCGATATGCCGGTAGTAAAATTCAAGATTCATAAAACTGCAACGCTGGAGATGGTTGAAAGCATTATCAGCATAGCAGAAGAAACATTAAAGGAAAGAATGACTAAACCGGGTTGAACCTCCCACGCCCAGCCCGGCATTCTTTCCAATTTTTAATAAATACGTAAATAAAAAAGAAATTATGAGTGGATTAGAAAACAAAACAGAAATGGGGGATAAACACTTCGATTTTGAAAAGCGGGTTAGGCTTCAACACAAATTATTTAACGATCATTTTCAAAATTATAAAGTTTACGGCATCCCGAAAGCGCAGCTAATTATAGCCGATATTCCTTACAACGTTGGGATAAATGCTTATGGTTCTAATCCAAGTTGGTATGTAGATGGAGATAATAAGAACGGTGCAAGCTCCCTTGCTGGAACTGAATTTTTTGATACTGATAAAGATTTTAGAATCACTGAGTTTTTACATTTCTGTTCAACCATGTTACGGAAAGAACCAAAAGAAAAAGGGAAAGCCCCTTGCATGATTGTCTTTTGTGAATTTGAGCAACAGTTTGAACTGATAGAGAAAGCAAAGAAATATGGGTTAACTCGATATATAAATCTTGTATTCAGAAAGAACTTTTCCGCGCAAGTTTTAAAAGCAAATATGCGGGTTGTTGGGAATGCTGAATATGCTTTAATCCTTTACCGGGATAAACTCCCAAAGTTTAATAATAACGGTAAGATGGTTTTCAATGTTATGGATTGGGAAAAAGATACCGATTCAGAAAAGATTCACCCAACACAAAAACCCGTTAAACTGTTAGAAAAACTTATAAAAATTTTTACTGATGAAGGTGAAGTAGTAATCGATCCGGTTGCCGGTAGTGGCTCTTCAATTTTAGCGGCTATGAATTGCAATAGAAGTGCATACGGTTTTGAGATTAAAAAGAATTTTTTTAACGATGCGAATAAAACAATAGAGGACAAAAAAATAATGTTAGAAGAGATTAAAACTTTTGGATGGGCAAAAACCGAAGCAAACAAAATCCATCCCGTATTAGATTTTATTAATTAGGTATAACGATGGCAAACATAAGCTTAGCATTTGAACCAAACTCACTACTGCTTTTCGGCTGGGAGGTTGGCGAAGTTACAAAACTTGGAACTCACTTTACCAAGAACCGGACAAAGATTTACTACGATCTTGATATGGAAACCTATACGATTCAACACGAAGGACACACCCTCTACAACGGCAAAATTCCTACACACACTTTTTTCAAACAATTACTTAAAAATATTGAGGTGCAATAATGAAGAAACACTTTAGCGTTTTGAGTAACAGAACATGCACTGTTTGCGGAAAGAAATTAAAGCAAAATGTTGTTGACCGCAAACCGGAAGCCGATCTCTGCTTTGTTCATTTCATCTTAACAAAAACACCGCATCTGCAGTGGAAGCGGTTACACTTAAAATTTATAAGAACCGAGGTACAACCATGAATCAATTATCAATGAGAATTGAAAGCGCTGTAGATGATAGCCCGAAAGCATTAAGCCACAAACAACTGATCTTGAAACACATGCAGAACGGAAGAAAGATAACCGCTCTTGAAGCTCTCTCTTTATTCGGATGCTTCCGGCTTGGCGCAAGGATTTGGGATCTTCGGCACGATGGTTACAACGTTCAGCAAAAACTTATTGATATAAACGGAAAAACTGTTGCTCAATACTGGCTTGAACCAACGTGCCCCGGCGATACTGAGGGAAAGTTCTTTCGGCTGTAATTACGAATTAGAAATTAGGAATTAGGAAAATCAATTAAAATATAGGAGTTCACATGGCAAAAAAGACGGTGCAGAAAACAGCAAAGAAAGCAGTTAAAAGAACTGCTAACAAGAACGTGACGGTTGAGCAATTCAAGCTCGTTTCTATCCACGATCTTAAACTTAACGGCAATTACCGCAAAACGGTTTCGGAAGATGAATTGATCGAGCTTTCGGAATCAATTAAAACGGTGGGATTGATCCAGCCGCTGACGGTCCGGCAAACTGATAAAGGTTATCAAATAGTTTGCGGAGAGAAGCGATACCGCGCAGCGTTAAAAGCCGGACTGCTTCAAATCCCGGTAATCGTAAGAGAACTTGATGATGATCAAGTAACGGAAATACAAATAATTGAGAACTTACAGCGCAGCGATCCTCACCCGCTGGATGAATCGGAAGGTTATGCCAAATTATTGAACACTGGAAGATTTACAAAAGAAAGCATTGCGGAAAGGATCGGCAAAAGCACGGCGTATATCCACAAACGCTTACAGCTGATGAATCTGCGGGACGAAATAAAGGAAGCTTTCTACACTGGAACAATCACCCACGGCGCGGCGGTAGTTTTGGCAAGGATCGATCAGAAAGTGCAAAAGAAAGCGTTTGAATTCCTAAAGAAACAGCCGGAAATTCCCGCTTCGCAATTGCAAGCCCACATCAAACAAAATTTCTTTCTTGAATTAAAAGAAGCTCCCTTCGATCTGGAAGATTATCTACTTGTTGAAGAAACACCGGACTGCTTTTCATGCCCGAAACGAACCGGCTTTAACAAAAACCTTTTTGATGATCTTGAAAGCGAAGATTATTGCATGGATAAAAGCTGTTGGGATTGCAAAGTACAAAGCCACATCGCTAAAATAATTTATTCGGATAAGGGAATAAAAGCGGTTTCTTTAAAGTGGCAAACCGAAACTGAGAACCTTATCCCCAGAAATGATTTTCAAATAATTGATAGTGAAGCTGAAGAAGCTGAGCTAAAAGAAGATGAAGATTGTGAACTCGATTTCTTCGATGCAATTGTAGCTGAGATCGGCAATACTTGGGATAATAAAATGCTCGGTAAAATAATAAGAATTGGAATTGAAAGACCGGAACCGGAAACCTCTGCTGATGATGAAGAAAACAAAGTTGAAGTAAACAGCGCTGAGGGTGAAGATGAAGTTTCCGGACAAATAATCGGCCATAGTGAAGTTGTTGATAGGATATTTAAAAAGGCAAATGAAAAACTTGAGTTAATTACCTCGCGTATAAAAGTTGAGAATGATGAGAACCTCTTTGAATTTTTTGTACGGAACTTTTTGGGAAATATTAATGCTGACAGTGATACTTGTAAATATTGCGGCATATCTGATGAGGATATTGAAAACGGTGATCCACAATATCTTGGTTCACTTATCCTTGATTTTGTTAAAAATGATACTGTAAAGCAACTTCACGTTTTGGCACTATTATACTTCGGAGATTGTGGCTCTGACGATCTACAAGACTTTTTACAAACAGATTTTGAAACTGTTGAACAAGAATTGATCGATGAATTAAAAGCAAAAGAAAATAATGAAAAATAAAGGCTACATCCTCGTTAAGAAAACCATTCAGCAAAAAAGAAAAAAGAAAGCTGCGGATGATGTGTTTTTGGCAACTGAAGTTTGGAACGCTCTCGTTAAAGCCGGAATGATAAAAAAGAAATTCAACATTTACCACGGTTACGATATGGAGCATCACTTTGTCGACTAAAGGAACCGGGACCGGCAGTTACTTTGAGCATGGCCAAGAATTAGCACAGCGAAGCGCTAAGGAAAACTTAAAGATGATCATGGCAAATCTTTCGGCGCTGGATAGCTTTAAGAATGGCTCGTACTATAAGCAGAAAGCCCGTGAGTATAACAAACTGGTCTCGAACGGGTCAAAACTTGAACCGGAAGAGTTAAGCCACGTAGAGCGCATTTACGAGAAGATTTGGGAAGGTTTGGGCGAAGATGCTTGTAAAACTCACATTGATAAAAAAAGAAAAGGATTACGGTTTTAAGAATGGAAGAAAAACGGAATTACTATGCAATTCTTTCAGCAGATGTAAGGTATTGTAAAGCCATAACTAACGGCGCAAAACTGCTATACGCGGAAATAACCGCGCTGTGCAATTCGGAAGGGTATTGCTGGGCGACTAATCGCTATTTCGCAAATTTATATGAAATAAACGTTGCAACGGTTTCTGTATGGATTTCTTCGCTCGAAAAGGAAGGATTTATAAGGATCGATTCCGGGCATGCAGAAGGTAATAGACGGAAAATCTATTTGAATTTCAAGAAAAATCAACCGGAATTATTTGAGGAAGTTACCGAAGAAGTTGTTGAAACTACCCCCTCATTAGAAAAATCTAAAGAGGGTATAGAGAAAAATCTAAAGACCTCATTAGAAAAATCTAAAGAGGGTATAGAGAAAAATCTAAAGACCTCATTAGAAAAATCTAAAGAGGGTATAGAGAAAAATCTAAAGACCTCATTAGAAAAATCTAAAGACATTAATAATACAAGTAATACTAAAGAGAATATTAAAAGTGATGGTAGTTGTGAGGAAACGCAAAACGACAACCACGATTTTTTTAATTGCAAAAAGGAAGCGCAGCAACTTATGGCAATTTGGGGAAGATCACCTGGCAATAACGGTGAATACTTTGCAATTGAGAAACTACTGAACGATTACACTTTTGAGGAACTTAAAAAAGCGTTCTACAAAGTGGCTGAGAGAAGCGGAGCCGATAAAGGGAAGCTTAACCTTGCTTACGTTCGCGGCGTTGCTAAGGGCATGCGTGAAGATGCTGAGAAGCAAAAAGCAAAGGAAGATGAAGCGAAATATAAAGCTGAAAAGGAAAAACAAAAGCGGGAAGAAATTGCATTTGCAAAAAGTGATGAAGGGCGGGAGGCATTCAGGAACATTTTGAAAGAAATTAAAACAGATATTTATCCCGAAAAGAAAAACTATACAAGAAAGGCAAGCTAAAATGAAAAAGTTACTCACATCGATCATGGCATTTATTTTTTCACCGGTTATTAGCGTGATAAAAGAATTGAGCGCTAAGAGTGATGAAATGGTTACGCTGAACAATTTGGAACGCACAAAATTCTTACAAATACACGCTCAATTACTAACCATTATCAGCAGAAAGGCGGCAAATCCTTTGCTGATGAACGCCAGAGGAATGGTAATTAACATGATGCAGATGAAGAAGTTCTCCTTTGAATGTGTTTTCGACCATGTTTATACTTTGAAGTTCAGTTTAATGATTGACAACGCCAGTGCAGATAGTTTCACTTTCGATCTGGAAAAGATTTCGCATGATGACAAAATAGAAAGCGCAGAAGATAAAGCGGTAATTGCTTTTGCAAGAAAGTATTTGCTGAAATATTCCTTCTTTACAAACGGCGATGACAATATAAAAATTAGCATTGTAGACCATATAGCGGCAAATGCAAGCTCTATCCTTATGAGAAATTTACCACACCTTGAAATAATTGGTCACAATGATCTTGATGTTATTTGCTATTCCTCCATTCTAAACGTGATGAAACCATTTTACGATAAAGAACAAGCCGCTACCGGTCAAGCGGAACCAACGGCAAACGAAGAAGAGAAAGAACAATCAAATATTTTCTCGATCAATCCCGAAAAGGAAAGCGAATAATGCAAGCCGTAACCTATTGGCGTGAATGTAAATTTTGCAAACAACAGATCGTTTGGATAAAAGTAAACGGTAATTACATCCCGGTTGATCGTGTCTCAATATCAGCTGAAGACCGGAGAACGCTAACACTCGGTGGACAGATCAACTTAGATCAAAGCCATGTAAAACACTTCGACACGTGCCCTAAAAGAGTAGTGCAAAGCAATGAGTAGGTTCAAAGGCTGGACTGAGGAATCAGTCATAAAATTAAAGATGAAAGAATCCAAACCGGAGATAAAGAAAATCATGTCAAACAAATACCGGAACAAGAGAATCCATTATAATAACGTTCCATACGATAGCAAGTTGGAAGCAAAAGAAGCTAAAGAACTTGACTTAAAAGTTAAGTTGGGACTGATCACCCATTGGGAACGGCAAGTAAGAACGCCGCTTGAAGTTTATGGCTTTCTTATCTGCACTTATGTAGTTGATTTCATTGCATACCATAAAGACGGACGGAAGGAATATATCGAAGTGAAAGGCTATCAAACACGGGACAGTAAGATAAAGATGAAACTGTTCGAGATAATAACTAAACGAAATGAACCCGATTCAATTATAACCATAGTGAGGAAATAAGATGGAACTCTTCAAAGAACTTGAAAAGGATATTGATGCCATTCGAATAAAGACTATGAATGACACAGCATGGATCGTTAAGAAAAAACTTAGTGAAGAAATGGCGCGTGTATTCGATAGACCGACACCATTTACCTTACGGAGTATCTTCATTAAACCGGCAACGGAAACCAAGGAATATGTTGAGATTGGTTTGATCAATGAAGTATCGAAAGGAAGAGCGCCGTCAAAGTATTTGCAGTCATCAATCTTTGGAGGGCAACGTCCGGAGAAACGATTTGAGTATTGGATGCGGCAAGCCGGCATACTACCGCAAGGAATGTTCATTGTTCCCGGTCCCGCGGCACCGCTTAACCAGTACGGCAATATACAAGGTGGAGAGTACACACGAATACTTAGCTGGTTAAAAGCTCATCCTGATGTTTATTCACGTACAACATCTAAATCCAAACGGAGTAAGAAAGGGAAAGCCTATGATTACTTCTTACGTGGTACACAAGGACACATGCAAGGACTTTGGAAGCATGTAACAGCAACAGATAGAATATCTCCTGTACTTTTATTTGTTAAGCAGCCACAGTATGAACAGCGGTTCAAGTTCTTTGAAGTTGCTGATCAGACAGCAGCAAACGAAGTTGGAACGCAATTCCTTAAAGCTATGAGATACCAACTCCACAAGAACCAGGAAGCAAAAGGCGCTTAAAATGAATAAAATAGGTTCTTTCTACGTTAAAATTTTCATGGGTAATACGAACCTTGCACTCTTTCGACACACGAACGGCAAATGTTGCAGTTCTATTCTAAAACAAAAAAAGTTGAGCGAACGATGAAGAAAATAATTAACAGGATAATCAGTCAGAGACCTATTAAATGGCGGGAATTAGAATGGTTTCAAACTGATTCTTTAAAGGATTTGTCTGAAGAAAACCTGGAAAAATTAAAGAACTCGCTTAAACAAAATAATTTTGTTCAGCCGTTCAACGTTTGGATTGATAAGAAAAAGAAAGTTTGGATTCTCGACGGCGTGCACCGGGCGAAAGCAATGAAGCAATTGGAAGAAGAAGGAATAAAAATTCCCGACATGTTGCCGGCAAACTTTGTTAAGTGCGCAAACAAAAAAGAAGCTGCAAAGCTTGTTCTTATCTATTCTTCGTTCTACGCAAAAATTACGGACTTCGGTTTGCGTGAATTCCTCGACATAAACGAAATACTTTTCACTGAGGTGAACGCTGAAATTGATCTTCCGGAAATTGATCTTTCCATTTTCCTCCCGGGAGAAACAAAAGAATCTGAAATCACTTCCATGATCGAAATGCAAAAAGACTTAAGCAACGTTTACATCGTGATCGGTGAATACAGAATACTGCTCGACCGGGAAAAATATCTTGGATGGATTGAAGAAATTAAAATGGAATACGGCTTTGATAAACTTGCCGTAATGAACGAACTAAAACGGAGGTTAAAATTACCATGATCGAATTAGTTGAAATCGAGAGACTGAAACCCAGTGCGTACAACCCACGCAAAGCAGATCCGAACCGGTTGAAATTAATTCAACTTTCGCTCAGCAAACTTGGTTACTTGCTTCCGATCTATGCCGACCGGAACGTTGGATGAACTTCGCCGGGTGGATTGCAATTAAATAATTACAAAACAAAAATTAGGAGACACAAAATGAATAATATTAACACATGGGCTCAAGGGCGTTTTATTGATAACTCTCGTTACAGAAACTGGAGTCAAGCTGAAAAAGATCAAGCCGAAGGTGCGGAAAAATTATTAGTTCGACCAGCACCAGAATCAAATGCAATTTGTAAATGTTTTACTCCGACGGACGCAAAGTGGATCGCTTCGCGATTGAACTTGGCAGCTGATCTTGAACAATTATCGTACGATTATGCGACCGGGAAAACTGATGGGGAAGAACTTGTAGAATATGTCCAAAAGATTTTACGTGATGGTCAACTTAATAAAGTCTTAAGTACAAGCAAGGGAGACAGTAATACATCTACTCATGATTTAAAGCACGATGGCGTATTATATCAAGTCTTATCTGATTTGAGAAATATTACATGAGTAGCCTTAACCAATGTACAGCTTGTCATGCCGCAATTGCATTCTTAAAAACAAAGAGCGGGAAGCCTATGCCGGTTAATATTGAGACCGTGAACGATGTTGAAAAGCAAAAACTTTTTTACGGTGAAGATGTTCCATTCGAATTCGGAAGACATATCTCACACTTCGCAACATGCCCGGAAGCAAAGAAATTTAGAAAGGGAAAGAAATCATGAGTACATCGGGATTAGAAATTAAAATAAAACTTGATCCAAAACCATTTCTAAAGGCAGTAAGAAAAATGAATAGGGCAATATTTTACTTTTATGTTAGGCAAAGAATAAAGAAAATATTTTCTGCCATTAAAATATTTTTACTGAAAACTAACAACTGATGACTGCCAACTAATCCATGTTATGCCGAAAAAAAACGCTGCTGAAACTCCGGACAAAAAACAGAATTACGCAACCGCAAAACAAATTGCGGCGGTGCTTAAAGTTAATGAGTACGAGGTTAAGACCTTCATCAAAAAAGGAATGCCGAAAGTTGCAGCGAATAAATTTAATCTTATCGAGTGCGTCCACTGGTATCTCGATTATCAAAAATACTGGCGCGACCGCCGCACAATTACAGAGATAGCAGATATGCTTGGCATAACAGAACGCTGGCTTAACCGTTTGGTAGTTGAAAAAGGAATTCCGAAGGAAGCGCGCGGAGTATATTTACTGAGTGCAACAATATTAGCGTACATAAGTTTTTTGAAAGAGCAAATTAAAAACGCCGCTGATGGAGAAAGCAGTTTAACAGATGAAAGAAAACGATTGCTAAGGATGCAAGCCAACCGTGTTGAGATGGAATTACTCGAAAAACAAAAGCAACTTCTTCCGGTGCAGTTGGTAGAAAAAACGTTTCTCGATTACACGGTTTTGTATGGAAAGAAACTCGATGCGCTCCCGGGAACGATCCTTAATAAACTCTTTGCATGTAAGACAAAAGAAGAGATGCTGCACATTTTGCAGAATCAAATTCACAAAACAAAAACGGAACTGAGTACAATTAAAAATTAAAGGAGCTATAAAATGAAAGATGCTATAAAACTTCTGGAAGAAATAAGGGATTGGGATATTAATACTTTTCACGAATACGGAAGGTTGAGACTTCCTCAAAACATTCGTAAAGATATGGTTGAAACAATTAAGGGTAAAGGCAATCTTATTATCCCAGAAGGGGAATTGGATATTAAAATGCCAAAAGTAAAACCCCCAAAAATAGATTTAACAAAATTGCCACACTGCCATTTACATTTAATACCGGCGCAAGATTGTCTTCTTTGTGCAGCGGTATATAATCGGAACTCAGTAAATCTATCTTGGCAAAAAGAAAAACCCGATTACGCTTGCGTATTTTTAACAAGATACAACGGTGTGCCAGTTGAGTTTAATCTTTGGAAATTTGTTTGGGAACTCGGCGAACCGCCGGAAACAGCCGAAGATCAAGAAGCAAAATATTATTATCTCGCTTGGACAGATAAAGACGGCGATGAATGGGATGACATTGATGAATGCACTTATGATGAATATCTCGTTTTAGAAAAACTTCCAACCGAGGAAGAAGTTCACCAACAATTTATTAACTCAATGAAAATAAAATATTCTGATCACTGTTAACTAAGGACTAACAACCATGCCAATATTTGAATTCATCTGCCCAAAGTGTAAAGAGAAAAAAGAACTCTTCGTACCCGCAGATAAAAAACCGAAGTGCGATAAGTGCAAAGTTTTCCTTGTAAAACTATTCAGCCGCTTTGGCTTTAAGATTGAAAATTAATTAAAAACAAAGGACTTAGAAATGCTTACTGAATTATTAGGATTAAAAGATTATAAAGTTGCATCAGTGGATGCACACAGAAATATGATTGAACATATTCCCGATGTTGAATTTAAGAAAGCAATACTGTTACAGATTGACAAGGCTGGACTAACAAATAAAGAATGCGAGTTTCTCTCTAAAATATCGGATAGGTGGATAAAAGAAATTCACGAGTATAAAGAAATAAGTATTATGCTATTACCAGCAGATAAACTTGCAACTCATTAATGTTCACCGAAACAAAAATATCATATCCTCAAACTGAATTAATTCCTCAATTAATTCTTGACCAAACTATTTCCGGTTTGTGGAATAAAATTCAGCTTACAATAAAACCGAAGCCGCAAATATCCGGTTCGCAGTGGGCTGAAGAATATCGTTATATGTCGCCGGAAGATAGCAACAAAGCGCGTCTCGGTGATCCGAAATGGAGCCATGACGGGTTTGAATATCTTAAAAAATTTGAAGATGACTTTACCAATCCAATAATACGTGAACTAACAGTAATCAAAAGCGGTCAAACCGGCTTTACACAAGCGATGCTCAATTGCATCGGATATGGAATTGATCAAGCTCCGGGACCAATGCTAATACTTTATCCCTCCGAAATGAACGCTAAGAGATTTTCTAAAAGAAAATTACAACCAATGATTCGCGATACACCGGTATTGCGTTCAAAAATTTCAGAAGCTGAAAAGAGAGACGGGACTAATTCAACTTTGGAAATAACTTTCCCCGGCGGGTTCGCTTCGCTTGTTTCGGCAAAATCGGTAGATAATCTTTCCATGCAAAGCATCATGTATTTATTTATCGACGAAAAGGATCGTATTGATAGAACAGCCGGTAATGAGGGTGATACGGTTGAAATTGTTGCAAAACGTTTACAAGGATTTCGCGAAAGCTCAAAGCAGATAAATATTTCAACTCCAACTATCCGCGGTTCTTCACGTATTGAAGCCGATTACGAACGAAGCAATAAGCAGAAACTTTTTCTTCCATGTCCTAATTGCGGGCGTTTTCAAATTATGAAATTTTCCAACCTTAAAGGATGGAGAATTGATAAAGGAATTTACAAACCGGAATTAACCTACTATGAATGTGATAATGAAAAATGTAGAGAACATCTTTCCGAGCGCGATAAATATATTATGCTGCCGGAAGGGAAATGGATTGCGGAAAAACCGGAGATAAAAAAACATGCCGGGTTTTTTGTGAATGAACTCTATTCAACCATATCCACATGGGAAGAAGTAGTTGAACAATTTATTAAAACGAAAGGGAATCCTTTTACACTGCAAACATTCGTTAATCTTGTGCTTGCTGAAACTTATGAAGATTCTGAAACAACTATTCCAGATCACGTTTTAATGAAACGGAGAGAACAATACACTTATAAGAATTTGCCAAAGGGAATTATTTATTTAACCGGCGCCGGTGACTTTCAAAAAGATAGAGCTGAAATCGGAATAATTGGTTGGTCGGTTGGGCACCAATGCTGGCTTGTAGATTATAAAATATTTTATGGAGATCCGGAAATTCCATATAACACAGATGAAAATAATTTGTATTACCGGATTGAACAATATTTAGATTCTTGCTTTATGCACGAATACGGAATAAATCTTAAAGTAAGCGCTGCCGGTTTAGATACCCGCTTCGCAACATCATCAGTACAACGTTTTATTAAGCTGATGCACAAGCGTGGGAAAAGTTGGATATTCGCGTTGCAAGGTGATAAAGGTAAGGTTGGCGCACCGATAATTAACCGAGGTTCAGTAAATAATAAATTTAGAGTTAGACAATTCTCCGTTGGTACATATACAATTAAGAACATGATTTTCAGCCAATTGGCTATTGATACATTCGGTCCGGGATATATACATCTTCCGGAAACCTTATCAAATGAAAAGATAGTTGATGAAGAATTTATTAAACAATTAGTTTCAGAAAAAAAGGTTCCCATTTACAAACGTGGAATTAAAGTTGGCGAAGAATATGTAAAAACAAGAACACGAAACGAACTTCTTGATATATTCGTATATAATATTGCGGCACTTTACTTTCAAAATGTAAATCTTGAAGCAATAGCAGAACACTTTGAAGATAAAGTTGAAAAAATGAAAGAAGAAATTGAACAGAATGGTGAGCAGAATTCAGAAGTAAGAAGTAAGAAAAAAGCAATTTTAAAACCGGCAAAACAAAAAGCAAATCCATTGTTCAAAAAAAATTATGTTATGGATAATAAATGAGTAAAGAACTTTACAAAAAGAAAATGGATATCGATCCCGGCAACAGTGAAAAGTTGCTGGGGGTTATAAATCCCACGCGCTTTGTAAATGAACTTATAGAAAAATATTTTGATGAAGAAATTGTTGCGCTGAATAAAGCCAACAAAAAAATGATCGATGCAGTAATAGACCAAGGCTTAAATAAAACCGTTGAAGAAGTTGTAAACCAACTGCTAAGTGAGATAGAAATTGAAGTGCAGAAAGAAATCCCGAAAACAAAAATAGTTCTTGGCAAAAAAACCAAAACAAGAATTGTGCAGAAAAAGCCGAACTATGTTACTGGAAATAATTAGGAATTACGAATTAGGAATTAGAAATTTGGGAAGTAAAAAAAGGAGAATGAGTATGTGTGAATGTAAAAGATATAGTTATCCGGTTGGAAGAATGACCTTACTGGGTGAAAGTGTCGAAACTCCGATAACAAAAAGAATTTTTAGAATAGAATGGTCGGGAACTTGCAAACCGAAAGAAGAAGAATATCGACATTTGATTTTTGATTATTACTGGAAGTTGAATTTATCCAAACCAAAAGGAGAATGAGATGAACGAAGTGACTAAATCAAATTTTGATGAAGTAACTAAAACTGTAATTAATAAATTACAATTGGATAAAGATGTATTAACGTTATTGAGAGAAAGACCGGAAGTGCACAAACTTAAGGTTGTTGAGTCCCCGGATAGAATTCAATTCTATATTACCGCATTTACTGAAGTGACAAATAAAGAATATACTTACACTACATTTTATTCCCGTGCAGCGGTATATTCTGTATCCGGTCAAGGTCAAATAGTTGATATAATTATTAATGATCTCAAAGAAGTTGGAAGAAGATTCGAAAAAGAAAATAGTTTTCAAGAACCAAAAGGAGAATGAGAATGCACATAGAAGAAAACAAATATCACATAATTGATTCACTTGATGATTTATTAACTCTCGAAAAAGATGGGTGGACGATTATTGCAAACGAGAAATTTAAAGATGGGGTTACTCGGTTACATTTGTCAAATGATCAATGTGGGCTACAGTTTATGATGGCATATTGCAAAAACGATATTTTAGATAAATATTATCTAACCAAACCTCACCCGGCTTCGCCACCCTCTCCTTAAAAAGGAGAGGGATATAGGGAGAGGTTGCTTTAACTTATCAAATCTCATAAAAATTTAATCCCGCACCCGCGGGATTTTTTATTTCCTAATTCGTAATTCCTAATTCCTAATTTTCCTCCGAGGTATTTCCTCGTTTTTCCTCGTTTACTTTGCTTTCCCAAATCTTCAAGTTTGCTCGTGAAAGATCAACCAATTAACGAGCAAACAAAAAATGACCACAGAACAAACATTTTGGGACACAGTAGCAACCAACTTAAAGGCAGCAATTACACGCCTTTCATCGATGGAACTATCTGAAATTTCTTTAGATGGAAGAACTTTCAAATATCGTGACCTCCCTTATCTGCGCAACGAACTTCGCATTGCAGAAATAAAAGCCGGAACCCGCACAGCTCAAAAAAGGATCGTTGAGGTTTACCAGTAATGAGTCTCTTCAACATCTTTGCCAACAAACCAAAGCCGCGCGCAAAAGTTTATTACGCTTCCAGTCCAATGAGAACCGGAAGAGTAAACACAATTCAGCGCACTGCAAAACCGGTTAAAGGCAAACGCGCATTTGAAGCTGCTGCAACAACCCGCTTGAATTCTGCTTTTCTCGGAACATACAATTCTGTAAACTTTGATATTAAACAAGGCTTATCAGTCATCCGCGCCCGCTCCCGGGAACTTGCTGAGAACGATCCTCTTGCAAGAAAATTTTTAAACATGCTTTCAAAATATGTTATTGGTCCCGAAGGATTCACTCACCGGAATAAAGCATTTGAATTTGTGCAAGGTAAAGACGGAAAATTTGTTAAGACTCCCGACACGCGCGCAAATAATATGATCCAAGAAGCATTTTGGGAATGGAGCAAAAAGAAATACTGCACCATCTCCGGCGATCAATCGTTACGGCAATTGCTTACAACCGCATTAAGAACAAAAGCTGTAGATGGAGAAATCTTTTTCAAAAAAGTTTATGTTGATAAAAAAGAAAATCCTTTCGGCTTTACGTTACAGCCGATTGAAGCCGCTTATTGTGATGAACAATTAAACTCAACACTGCCAAACGGAAATTATGTTGTAATGGGAATTGAGTATAACTCATTCCGCAAACCCATTGCCTATTGGTTCAAAAAGATCACGCTTGATATGGAAGGGCAGCCGAATATTTCCACACGTGAATATACCCGCATTCTTGCAAATCAAATTTATCATGTGTACAGAAAAGAATTTACAAATCAACTGCGCGGCTTTCCTCAATTCGTTTCCGTTGCAAACCGTTTGCACGTGTTAAAAAGTTATCAAGATAACCACTTGAACAACGCACGAAGCGGTGCAATGAAAACGTTGATCCTTGAACCGGTAACTCCTGAAGGCGATCCCGAAATAACAACTACAAATTTAGCCGGTGGAAGTGAGATCGATGAAAACGGTGAAGTTGTTATCGCTCAAAATTTAGCTCCCGGTGAAACGTATGTCGTTCCTCAAGGCTATAAGCAAGGCATGCACGATCCCACGTATCCACAAGGCGAATATGGAGCTTACACCGCAAGCGTAATTATGGAGATCGCTTCCGGTTTAGATGTTGATTATCCTACTCTTTCATCAAATCTTTCAAACGTAAACTATACATCAACACGCCACGGACTGCTTGATGCGCGCGCCGGTTATAGAACTATTCAATCCGATCTCAGAGAAGATCTGTTAGAACCGTTTGCAACTGACTGGCTTGAATCTGCAATCCTGAACGGTTACTTAAATCTTCCGATGACAAAATTTAGCAAGTTCAATGCGCCCGTGTTTATTGGTTATCGCGGCGATTGGGTTGATCCGCTTAAAGATAAACGCGCATGGATTGAAGGAATACAAACCGGACTTGACACGTACGAAGATTATCTCGGTGAAAAAGGAAAAGACCTTGACGAACATCTTGACCAGCTCGAAACTGAAAAAAATGCTTTTGCAGAAAAAGGTTTGCAATTCGGAAATTTAATTGTTGACCCGAACGATCCCGCAACTAACGATGTTCAAGCCGCACAAACAAAGGCTAAACGGCAATACGATCAATACGATCTGGTTGAAACCGTCCAAGAACTTTTGTCCGGTTCAAAAAATAATGGTAACGGAAAACATTAAAAGGAATTTGTCATGCACAGAAAAATAACTAAACAAGAATTTGAATCATTTAAGCAGCGTAATCTTGGAACTAGAGAAGCTGTATTACTTAATTCATCTTTCAAGTTTGATGAAGCAACGAGAGAAAGTACAATTGAAACCGTTATAGCAACCGAAACTCCCGCTATTGTAATTGATTGGGAAAGATCAAACTGGGATAGAATGTATTTGATGAGAGAAATTTTAGTCATCAATACCGAATCAGTTGTAATCCCTTCAATCGGTCAAGTGCCGTTTTTAGATTCGCATAGAACTTGGGAAGGAAGCGACTCTGTAAAAGGTTCAATCAGAAATATAAGAATCGAAAACGGTCAAGTTGTTGGTACAACGGTTATTTCATCCACTGAAGAAAAGCTTGCAAAGAAAATTGAAGAAAGACATTTAACAAATGTTTCTGCCGGTTACGGTTGCAGCGGAGAATTTTCTTTCCGGTTAAATAAAGATGAAACCGCAAATGTTAGCGGAAGAATTTTTAAGAATGAATTTACAGACGGACTTCCTTTAATGATCCGTACTAAGTGGGAATTAGCTGAGGGTTCTTCCGTTATCTGGGGAGCTGATGAAAACGCACAACACAGAAGCGAACCAACGTTTGAAGAGCTTCAACAAAAATTAGCTGATCAACAAACTGAAATCAATGAACTTAAAACAAGAACTCAAATTAAATCAAAGGAGAATAGTACAATGGCTGACCTAAAAACCCCAGAGGAAATTTTAAAGGACGAAGCTGCAAGACGGAAAGAAATACGTGAAACCGCCAAGAGATTCGTTGGAAGAATTTCCGATATCGAAACACTGCAGAACGATGCCGAAGATAAAGGCTGGACTGTAGAACAATTTAACGGCGAAATCGTTTCACGAATGAGTAACGGCGAACAGTTTTCAACTCCACCGACTGATCTTGATTTATCTGCAAAAGATAAAAAGAGATACAACATCTGGAATTTGGTTCGCTCCGTACACGAAAAGAATCCCGATCTTGCCGGGCTTGAAAGAGAAGCAAGTGCCGCAATTGCAAAACGGCTCGGTGTAACTCCAAACGGATTTTACGTTGACTACGGTTATCAGAAACGTGAGATCACCATCGGTGTTGGCAGCGCTGATCAGTTGGTTGCTACCGAATTGCAAGCTTCAAGTTTCCTCGATCTGCTTTACAATAAAATGGTATTCGGAAAATTTTTGAACGTAAAAAACATTTCCGGTTTAGTCGGCAATCTTCAATTCCCGAATAAGACCGCCGGAAGTACCGGTTATTACATTGGAGAAAGCGCCGCCGGAACTGAAAGCAATATCACTTTCGGTTCTCAGACCATGAGTCCTAAAACCGTTTCCGCGCTTGTTCAATACAGCCGACAGACTGCATTGCAAACAACTCCCGCAATGGAAGGACTTGTAATTGCTGATGTTGTAAACGCGCTGAGACTTCGCGCCGATCTTTCCATGATCCAAGGTCAAGGAACAAGTGATGAACTTCTCGGACTTCTTTACGGTGACGGAGTTCAAACTTATGATGGTTCTGAATTCAGCTTTGATTCCGCCGTTGATATGGAAACCTTACTTGATGATGTAAACGTTGATATGGATGCCGCTAAATGGCTTACAACTCCCCTTGTAAAAGGCGCATTGAGAAAGAGAAAAATTGAAGCCGGACAAACTGATAAGCTCTGGAAAAATAATCAACTGATTGAAAGAGATGCTTACGCAACTAAACAAATGCCAACGAATGTGATCTGTTTAGTTGATCCGTCCGAGATCATTGTTGGAACTTGGGGAGTGCTCGATATTCAGATCAACCGTTTGAATGATGATGGCGGAGTGAAGATCATACCTTTCTGGAGTCATGATATGATCAATCGGAGAGCAGCCGGAACCGTTAAAACTTCTCCGGTATTCTCTTAACGAATTAGAAGTATTTGAATTAAGGCGCGCTTAAGGTGCGCCTGTTCTATAAAAAATTTATTTCAAACAAAATATGAAAGTGAAAAAGTAATATGGCACAGATAAAGAAGAACACAATGTTCGTAAAGTTCGTAAAATCGTTCGTGTACAACGGGAAAGATGTTTCCCCTAAAGACACAGAGAAAGCTCCTTTAGAGCTGCCGATCAATAGCGCTCGTTTGTTTGTTGCAAACGGTCAAGCTGTTGAAGTTGAACCGAAACCAATCACCAAAAAGGATGAAGGTAAATAACATGAAAAAGTTATCTCAAATTTTAATCTTATTAATTGCGCTCTCTTCCATCTCATTGATGGCGCAAGGTTTTACTGTTGATGCAGTACCGAAAGATTTAGGCGAAGCGAAAGTAATCTCTTTCACCGGTACAATTGACACAACCGAAAGTTACACCAGTACGGAGTTCTTTATTAACGATTGCGATTCTATCTATTTCAGCGCAATGTTAAGCGGAACCTCTGCATCTACAAGAAAAGTTTCTTGCCAGATACGAGGCAGCAATTATGCTTCCGGGACCGGAACTTATGCGGCTCTTGATTCACTGCTTATTAGTGATAGCGTTGCAACGGAAATATCATCTAAAATTGATCTTGGTACTGTTCGTTACCGGCGATACACAATTAAGTTCACGGGTACAACCGGCAATGACAACACTACTTTTAACGCGGCTGTGTACGCTATCAAAAGAAAATAATTAATGGACATAGCTGAAACAGTTTTTCGTAATGTTCCTAAAATAACCGGCGGAAGAGAAGATGCGGTTTTCAAATCTAAAACTCTTCCCGCCGGTGTCGCCGGTGAAGTTATCTATTATGACCAGTACGCAGCGCAAAGGGTAAGCGGGCTGGACTTTGAAAGCTGTTCCCCTTATGTAATAACTACTGAATCGAATGTTACGGGTCACGATAGACAGACACTAACCATTACTGTACGAAGTAAAATTTATAGAGCCGGTGAATTCAAACCGGGCGGAACCGGATTAATAATAATCGATTTGACAGATGTATAGACAAGAGAAAATAGTAAAGACAATCATTACCGCGCTTGAAACAATTTCCGTTGCGAACGGTTACGCAAACAATGTTGATGAAGTAACTCACTTTATCGGCGGTGTTATTCCGGAACCGGGAAAAATTATTCTTGAAGTCCGTGACACTGACGAACAGACTTTAAGCGGTGAAGATCATATAATAAACAATGCTGAAGATGAACTTATGCTTCATGTATTCGGCGGTGTTGTTAGCGAAGATATTACCGCGGTGGTTGCAAATAAAGCTGCACGGCTTGCACTTACTACTTTAACTTCCGTTGTATTTCAAATGGATAATGGATTGATCTATTCGTTAAAGTCCGGCGGCGTTCCAACGGTAGAAGCTGATTGGAATTTGTTTGATGTTTATACTACGCTTATGTCACTTATCTCTGATGTGCGGAAATGCTTCGGGAATAATTACAGCACGTGGCTAACAACGTTCGGTTTTTTCAAAGCGGAATATTTATCAACTACAAAAAATATCGTGCAAGATAAAAAGCGTATTGGAGAATTTGAATCGATCTATAAAATAACTTTTATAACTGATCAATTCTTGGATGGAGAAACAGTCTATGCTTAAGTTCGTTTTATTCCTACTCATTTACTTTTTCCTCGATGCTTGCCACGATAATTTTTTAATACGATGGAAGTTTGCTATCGGTAAAGAGCAAAGTCTTTACAGCCGCTTATGGCATTGGACTGATCTCATTACTAAACTTTTTATCGTTTCAGTCTTTCTCTATGCAGTTGATCTGTTCAGTTGGGAGTTAGTTGTACTTGCGGGCGCGGTGCATTTCTTCTGGTTCGATACATGGTTAAACTTTTTACGCGGACTTGGATATAACTACATCGGCACGGAAGCGGACACAGATAAATTAGTCCGTAAGATCGGCATAAGTCCGTTTGTTCTAAAAATAATTGTATTACTAATAGCTGTTATCATCAATGTAATTTAGGGAAGAAAAACAATGTTCAGTTACGAATGGTTATTCACATCGTTAATTCTTATCGGTATCAATTTTGGGATAATTAGAACACAGTTGAAAAATAAAGTAGATAGAAGTGAGGTGCGTGATTTGGTTGATAGTGTAATGAACAAACACTTAGAAAAATGCCCGATGATAAAAGAAAGTTATAGCGCTGTAAATGGCGCTATTCTGGAAACAGAAATCAAAAACATAAAAAAAAGTCTTGATGAAGTAAAAGGTGATGTTAAGACAATCTTATCCGAACTGAGACAAAATTAATTTTTAGGAGATAAATAAAATGAGTTACGCACGCCCCGGAATTAAAGCACTTGGAATTTGTACCAAAGCCACGCTTTCCTCAACAAAAACAAATCAATTCATCCTTGGTTTAAGAGATAATGCTTCTCTTGAAATTAAACCATTCAACAACCCGACAGATCACCGTGGACGCGATCTGAAAAATATGATGAACTTTAAGATTGAAGGGACTTCTCATCAAGGGTTGACCAGTTTATCTGCTTCAGTAGCAAGTTCAATCACCTTGCTTAGTCTTCTTGTAGAGCATGCCATTCTTAACGGTGTAGATGTAGAACTTGTTGGAGTACATTCCGTTTGGAACGCTACCGAATGGGACGGCGATGTTTACCAGCTTGCCGGTGATTACTTTGCCGGTATTGATTTTGAATTTGAACTAACAGAGAAAACCCGCAAAACAAAATTGATCCTCGAAGCGGCTTTCAATGCCGATCTGGCACAAACAAATATTATAACCCCAAGTGAAGTTGGCGGGACCGGAAGCAAGTTATTCAATGCAACGCCGATCGTTAAGGGATTATCTCAAGCTGCGGTTGCTGTACCTACATTCTACAGTATTAAACTCCCGCACGATACCGCTTATAACGAATTTCTTCCGGAACTTCTTACATCATTATCTTTTAAGATGAAGAACAGCGGTGAAAAATCGATCTATAACAGAACGCTAACTGAATATTTTGAATTCGATATAAGCTTTACGATTAAATGTGTTAGCAATGCGGCAGTCTCAGACACGCTGAAATGGATTACCGCAAAAAGTTTACTTGAAAGTTTTAAGATCTCCCAATTTATTACCGCAAGTATAACAGATGTTTTCATGTTCAATACAAACGCCCTTTCTTCAACTCCGGTTGTTTTAATAAGTGATGATAAACGCGAAGTAAAAGTATCGCTTAAAGGGAAAGTCCCTTATGCCGATCTTGCTTTTAACACTACCACCGGTTACACAGAATTAGTTGATACACTTTCCGCAATTACCGCAAATGATATAACATTAACCATTAATGGTGTCGCTTACACATCATCCTTCGATACTAGCGCGGCTCTTACAGCCGAACTTTTTTTCAATACACACGAAGCTACTTTAGATGCTTTGGGGATCACTTTAACTAATCCATCTGCCGGTGCTTTGAAATTTGTAGCTGCTGTTGCCGGTGAATCTTTCACGTTTGTTGAAACAAGCGCGGGAACAAACGGCGTGTGGACGAAATCAGCGCAAAAGGTTGCGAACATTTTAACCGTGAGTGCTTAAACAAAATTAAAGTCCGCCTCTGGCGGAAGGAATTAAAGCCCGCCTCCGGCGGGAGGAGAAAAAATAAAATGAAAAATATAATTTTAATGGTGCTGTTGATAGCGGGTTTAACTTATGGACAAGAATGGACACCCGCGATTGTTGGCTCTACCGGAAATAAAATAGATGTTGTACAGAACCAAGCAGCCTATGATGACAATGATTCCGGCAAAGTAATTGCAAAACTTGTATTTGATGTAAACTACAACGCCGCACTCTACGAAGATAACAAACTTAAAGTTGCTATAACCGACACCCCATTTGTGCAACTTGCAAGTGTTAGTTTGTCCGCCGATTCGATTACCATTAAAGCTCCCACTGCCATCACTAACGGCACAAAGTTAGTTGCTTCAACCGCCGCTGCCTTGGCTGGTAGTGCCTCTGCAAAGTATGTTGTTATCACAAACAACAATGCAAGCGGTACGGTTTATTGGGGCGGAACTGGAGTTACTACCGCTACCGGTGAACCGATTTACCCGATGATGTCAGTGCAAATACCCATAGCTAACGCTGCTACGGTCTATGTTATTGGTGCTGCTGTTACTGTAAGATATAAAATATTGAATTAAGGAGATTAAAAATGAAGAAATTAATTTTAATAATTATTGCCTTTACCCTTGTAGTAAATGCACAAACATCCCAAGTTGAATCTTTCCGTGATGCTCTTGGACTTTATTTCCAAAAACAAAACTATTACGGTGTTAAGTACGATTACACGAATCAAGTATTTACCCGTACTGGTACGTTAAAAAATGAAGCTGTTGGAGCTAAACCGGCGGAGGCACTTTTAACCGTACAGTCTAAAATGAGACGATGTGTAATTAGTGATGCCGGTGTAGTACAGTATTATTTAGACCCTAACAATAGTGCGCTAACGGCTAATGGAGATACATCAAAACTGAATGGAACTGATGGACAAGTAGTAGTAGATATACCTTTATTTTATTATCAGTACTCGAAATCGGGTGAAGAGTTTGAGTGGAATATTTCCACCCAAGCCATTGATGGATTTGAACCTCACCCGCTATTTGTTGATAGCGCTGGAAATGTAATGCAGCATTATTATATAGGTGCTTTTCAAGGCGTGCTTTATGATTCAAGTGCCGCCGCTTATTTAGATTCTTCCCATGCAAGTATTTATGCCGCGGGTGATAAGCTAAGTTCAGTAACCGGTAGAAAGCCGAGCACTTACGAAACAATAATCGAATATCGTGCCGCAGCAGTTAAAAGAGGTACTGGATGGCATCAATTTAATGCAGAGGCACTTTCTGCTTTACAATTGTTATTTGTAACAGAATACGCATCATTTAATTCCCAAACAATGGTTGGTGCCGGCAATACTAAATTTTCAGCATGGAATTACACTCTAGACATTGCCGTTACCGGCAAAAGTTTGGCTCTTGGCAATTTCTCCGGTGGTGCCTCAACAACCGGCGGTAATGATTCCGATTATGTAAGTTATAGGGGTGTTGAGGACTTATGGGGGAATCTATACATGTTTGTAGATGGGGTAAACATAAATAATGACAACATCTCATCCAAGCTATATACAGCGGATGATTACAGAGTGTATGCAAGTGACGCCTCAACGAACTATGATCATATCGGTAGTGTTGCCAATACCGATGGCTGGATAAAAAAAATCATAAACACGAAATACGGATTTTACCCATCCACTATTGGCGCTTCTGATGCTACATATCTCACAGATTATTATTATACGGAATTTGATACTGCTCCAGTTGGAGGCTGGCGTGTTCTCTTGTCGGGCGGTCATGCGTATACCGGTTCGGCTGCGGGCGTGTTCTTCGCCCATTCGAGTAACGGTTCTTCGGATGTCACTGCGTCTCTCGGCGGTCGGCTCTGCTTTATAGGGAGTAATTAAAAATTGAAAAGGTTGTTATACAAGTGCTGGCGTGTTCTCTTGCGAAAATTAATATTAAAGGAATATAAAATGAAAACACTAATAATTTTAATGCTGATGGTCTTACCGTTATTTGCACAAACGAATAGCGATACAAAACCAACAATATTTTACAACCAACAAAATGAAACTTACTTTACTACTAACGTACAAGAAGTTGTAAAAGAAACTGGTATTTCTTACGCTTATCAATCAGTAAAAGTTGCCGGTTATAGCGAAGCAGAACTTTTGCAAGGACTTTTAGCAGATTATCCGAACATAACAGAGAACATTTCATTTGCAGTTTACCGCAATAGATGCTTGCAAAGAATAAGCTATGTACTCTATGGAACAGTTGATATTACAACAGCCGCTTCATGCGGTTACAGTACCACTAACGAGGCAACTTTTATCGGTTTGCTTGGCTGTAATAGGTATGCCGAGTGATAAACCTTACATTAATAAGTAGGAGTTCTTATGCAACCCTTTTTTGAATATCTAAAAAATACGTTCACCTGGTTCGGCTCTTTCCTTAGTGAAGAAACAAACGGCAAAGGAAGCATGAAGCGGCTGATCATGTTCCTTTCTACATGCGCGTTTCTTCTTAGCTACGTTAAAACTACGCTGTTCAACAATAAGATCGAAGACATCCCGATTACGTGGGCGATGCTGCTTGCCGGGTTTGTTGGCTTAAATATTTATTCTAATGTTGTACAAAATAAAAAAATAGAAGACGCGAAATGAAACTAACTGATAATTTTTCTCTCGAGGAAATGTCTATCAGCGCAATGGCTGTTAGAAAAGGTGTTGATAATGTTCCCGGTGAAGCTGAGATAAAAAACTTACAGATCCTGTGTGAGAAAATATTAGAGCCGATCCGTGAAGAAGTTAATTGTTCTATTCGTGTCTTCTCCGGTTACCGTTCTTTAACGGTTAATAAGTTGGTTGGCGGTTCTTTAACATCACAGCACATGCACGGAGAAGCTGCCGATACTATTGCAATAGGAATGAGTGTTGAAGATTATTACCAGCGCATTAAGAAAATGGTGAAAGATAACCGCTTGGTAGTTGATCAAGTAATCCAAGAGTTTAATAGCTGGGTTCACATTTCATTTACTATCACCCGGGCAAATAGAAAACAATTTTTACGCGCGGTAAAAGATTCGCACGGACACACTGAATATAAATCGGATAACGAATAATGAACTACATTAAATTTTTCGCCGTTGGTATTGCCGCGGCTCTGTTGATACTTGGAACAAGTTTTGTAACCAGTTACTTCAAAGATGTTAAATATAATAAGCTGCTAATCACTTATAACGATCTTAAAAATACTCCGCCGAAAACTACGATAGGAATTCCCGACACGGTTTATCTCCCGGGTGAAAAAATATTTGTAAAAGGAAAGATACCCGCAACGGTTGACGAAGCTTCTCAGATCGCATTTGCAGACAGCTCGTTTAATGTTACCACCGATCAATATATTTCTAATCTTTATGCGCAGTACGATCTTAAACGGAAACTCTTTTACTTCGACCAAAACATAGAAGTGAAACAAAAACTTATTACCCGTGTAGATACGCTTACGAAAACTATTGCTATCGTTACCGAAGTTGAAAAACCAAAAACATTTTTCCGCCGGTTCAATATTTCACTTTATACCGGGTACGGATATTCAATAAAAGCTAAACAACCCGATGCAAGCGTTGGTTTGGCATTAACATTTTCACTGTTCTAATTAGGAATAAAATGGAACCAAAAACTTATTTAATCGCCGGTACAAACCGGACCATCAAAGAACTTGATTACGATGCTTTTGAAAAGCTTACTGATGTTTTAAAAGAAGTAGATTTTGAGAACGTTACTCCCACGGTAAAAAGTATTCTATCAGAAATTATGAAGAAGAAACTTGCGCTTAAAATTGTGCAGACAATTCTTAAACCGGAAGTAACTGAAGAAGATCTGAAGAAAACTAAAGCCACCACGCTGCTTGAGGTGCTTGCTGATTTTTTATCTGGAGAGGGGAGTTCGCTGTTCAATGGAGTGATCGGTTTGCTGAGCTCGATAAACGTGAAAGCTACACAAATGAAGAACTCTTAAACCGCGCAAAAATATCTGTTGATTTCTTTGCACCGGAAGGGGAAGTAAAAGCAAACCGCATATTATATTTTTTAGCTGATGGGGACTTATCGAAACTCGATAGCATAAAAAAGAAACCGGTCTCACTTGTTT